CTGAACATTATGGAAAACTTTATCGAAGCAACAAACCGAGAGGATGTTGTAGGTAAAGCTTCTAAGTGTCCGTGGGAGGTTTTCCTCCCCAAACTCAAAGATAAAAACGGGTTATATATCCTACCAAAAGGTAGTTTATTAACCTTTAAAATAGGGAATAGTAGGGCCATGGATTTATATTCAGAGTCCTCTAGTGACCTATTTAGTGAGAGACAGACTAAGATTTTAGCCCGTATTCTTAGAACAAACTTTGGTCTCGGGAATAAGGTAACGAATGTTATCTTATCCAGGCCTAAAGTTCACTTTAAAAGAATTGAGGAGGCCATAAATGGTCTGATCGATTCTTTGTTTGTGGCTGACCATAACATATTTGTTATAGGCGGCCACCAATTGAAGGTTTTACGACTTATTATTCGAAAAATCTTCAAATTAGGTTCCTCAAATTTATCAACGATTGTTGATCAGTGGAAGGAATTCGGTAATTGGCTCTTCCAGCTTTCTAGCGGGTCAATACCGTATGATGTGCCTAAGGATCCTCGTAAGAACGGGAATATTTTTAGACATATTTTAAAACTCGACATAGGGAAGGAATTTTCTCATCCCGAGTTTTGTAAAACTGCAAGTAAATCCCAACTGAGATCCCTTGCAGCTATAATCTCGAGTCGCCATTTCCCATATATGGGGAAGCAAACCGAGATCAAATCACAAAAATCTTTCGTGAAGGTAGTAACTTCAAAATTTGAGGTTACCCCTGAAACCCTTTCTATCCTCCAACAGGGGGCGAAGAGGGTAGGGTCAAAGTGTAAACACTATGGCCATGGGAGACCCTTCCCGGAGGAGGTAAGTCACTTTAGTGCCACCAACTCTGGTGAGGTTGATCACCCAATAAGTAAGGGGGGTCAGGCAGCAGCCTTATCCGATCTTACTCAAAAATTCCTCAACACTTGTACTCTGTACGAGATTGATGAGGAGACACCCTTTGGACGTGCCTACGTCCCAAAGGGTAAAGAGGTTTGGAGGTATCTCTTTAGAGATGAACCTAACCTTAGAGAAGGGGATTTTATGGCGCAGTATCCTGCAATAAAAGAATTCCCTAGAAGATTCCTTGGTCTCGATAGAGATTTAGGGAAGCAATTAATGTGGTGTTCCTATAAATCTATAGAGAGTACCCCACATGTTAGAGCTAGTGTTGTCCCCGAATTGGGGAACAAGGCTAGATGGGTAACTGCAGGACCAGCATGGTTGCAAGTCCTGCAGGCACCTTTATCCCATATTCTCATTGAGAATATGAGGTACCATCCTTACGTCTTCTCATCCTTTACCCGACAGGATCAGGCTTGGGAAGCTTTAAGGAATTTGTGCTTGTCGGATTTTAATCCTGACAAGCACTTTGCATTAAGTAGCGACCTAAAGGACGCAACGAATGCAATGCCACACCCTATCTGTAAAGCCCTATTAAGAGGATTTATACAGGGTTGCTTGGGTCCCGATTATGAAGATAATTGGTACCTAAATTTGGTAGTTGACCTTATCGGTGATAGGTTAATTACCTTTAATGGCCTTGAATACGAAAGTATTCTAGCCCAACGAGGTATTTTCATGGGTGAGCCCATGGCAAAACCTGTCCTAACGCTGCTCAACCTATCGATTGAGGAAAGCGCTTTTCAAATTTATGGTCTTCGGAAACAACCGGGTGACCATATAATCAGGTTTTTGCAAGGCGAATCCGCCTATGCTCAAACCGTACCGTGGCACCAAGTCCATATTGGAGGTGATGACCACATCGCTATTGGCCCGAAATCTTACTTAGACTTGATCACAAGTCTTCATATAAGGTCCGGTTCAATCATCTCCTCTGATAAACACACTGTGTCTAAATACTTTATTAAGTATACAGAGAGGATTATCCTAATTAGGAATCTTGTGAATAAGATCCCTTTTAGTAAAATCAACCATGAGCTTGAGAAATCTCCATGTGTTGATACTGTCAAGATCCGACTTCTAGAGAAGGGAACTTCGACTATGCTTGCCAAAGACGATAAAAATGTTGCCATTGGTAAGGCAGGGCAGCTAATGAGAACTCTCGAATGGCTACCTTATACTATGGGTAAAGAAAAATGTGTTTCGATAAGAAACCTATTTATCCGTAGAATGGGAAACCTTCTTCCTTCGAAGAAGAAGAATCCCAAGGCATACCACCATATCCACTTACCAGTGGAAATTGGCGGTTATGGTCTAGGTTTTAGGGAAGATTTTCTCTACCACCTATCTAACTCACCACATCCCACACAGTTAACATTCAGTAGAATGGTCTGTGGTCTGGATGTAGGGGAGTGTATATACCTTTTTAGAAAATTAAATACTAATATTTCTAAAAGAGGTATTATTCTGAACCAAGAATACTCGAAAAAGGTGGAGAACCACATTCGTGAGTATTCAAGGGTTCTTGAATCCAAGGACTGGAGGGAAATATCCCAGCAGTTCCCTGATGACGATCCAAGGCGTATAGTCTTCCGGGCTTATCAGTCTGGTTGGCTAACGATTGGAGATTTCTTGGATTATATTACGAGAAGTGATATCTTCCAGGAGTTAATATCGATTCCTCCTTCGAGAAAATCGATATTTAATACGGTCCCCTTTGTGGAGACCTATAAGAAAATCTGGAATCCACTTATGGATTACCTAGATGGTTTCGATAGGCCTGACTATAGTAAGTTTACTAATAAGCAAGCCCTAAATATCTTCTATTCTAGTCTCTCGACTAGATGGATAGATATAAACCAGATCACAACCTTCGATAGAGGGTTCTATGATCCTGAAAAACCCGAAGAAGAGACATATGATTTCTTCGACGCGAAAATTAAAGATGGCTTCACTTTTGGTGGGCCCTCTCTATTTGTTCCCCTACCTTTCCTCCGCCTCGGAGGTTTAAGGTCGAGGGGCTAATGGGTCTCTCCCGAGAGGTCTATTGGCCTCTCGAGTTGAGACTAGAAGTACTATTGTACAACAATAAGTATGGTTCTACCTCAATTCCCTAAGGTATTGGGGTCGAGTCACAAGACTCCTTAGAACCTTTACTTACAATGTTCA